CGGCTCCAACGAAGGGGTTGGTGACCATTCCGTAGCGGGTCTTGAACCCGATACGAGGCTGGAAGGAATCCTCACCAACCGCACGGACCATCTGTAGTGGAACGTAGGGGCAGTAGAACATACCAGCATCGTAAGGCGAAGAACCTCTATAACCGACACAGACGAAGTTCTTAGATCCAGCGTAGGGATCGATGTAGACCTTCATCTTACCGTTAAGAACACCAGCGAAGGTGCTAGCAGTGTCGTCAACGTTGAGGCTGACGTTTAGTGCTGGTGAGATGTTAAGGAATCCACCCATTGCTAGGGCTGAAGCAACATCTGACGAGCAGATGAGGAAGTTACCCTTACCGCGTCGAGTGTCCTTAGCGATTCTGTTGGCTTCACGTTCGATCTGGAACATGAGTCCACGGAAGCGTTCTGCACTCCAACGACCATCAGCATCTCTGTTGATGTCGTAGATACCACCAGTTGCACCAACACGGGTGTGTGACGCAAAGGTAACACCACCGTCACCGATTGTGACTACGGCACCACCTGCACCAGCCTTGTTGGCATAGGTAAGGTCAGTCTGAAGAGCGCCGAGTTTAGCATTGTTGTAGATCTTACGAATGACTTCGCGGTTGATCTCAGCAAGGATTTCGGTGGAGAGGATGTTAGCGAGTTCGCTCTCAGCATCTAGACCGTGAACGGCCTTGAGATCCTGAGCAAGTTCAGTGGTGTACTGAGCCTTGAGGGCACGAGTCTTTGCTTCGACTGCAACACGCTCAATGGTGAATCCCATTTCGCGGAATGCAGTAGCGTTGCCGTCACCGAGTTGCTCGGAGAAGTTAACACCCATTGCAGGGAACTGACCTCTGGTGTCGGGACCAGAGTGATCAGTACCACTGGCGAAGGGATCGGTGCTGGTGTCGGCAACACTAGTGTGGGCACCAAACGAAGCACCCTGTCCGGTGTTGGCTTCGTCGAAGAGAGCCTCTTCACCGAAGGTTGCAACACCACCACCACTAATATTGGCTTCCTTGCTACGCATTGCGAAGATCAAGCCAGTGGGAGCAGACATGGGCTGCACACCACAAACGTCGTATGCCATTAGGTTGGGCATAGAACGACGAACGAGGCTGATGAGAACGGGATCGAAACCAGCATAGTTGCTGGAGGTGCCGTTGACAGCACCGCCACCGAGGTTACCACCAAGAGCGTTCATGGGGGTTTCGGTTAGGGTCTGCTCACGAAGAGCCTTCTCTTCGTTTTCGAGAAGGACAGCGGTGACCTTTCTCTTATAGGAGTCTTGAATTGGCTCAAGATCCTTATGTTCTAGAATGGGAGTCCACTTTTCTTCAAGTGAATCCATTGGTGTGATATTATCGAAATCCATTTTGACTTCTCCTTTAGTGAGTTTGTTTGATTCAGCGGGTTCTAGCGATTGCGTTTGCGTAACCTTCCATAATCGAGTTAGTCTCGGTTACGATAGGTGTTCCTTCATTGTTGTCGTCAGCGATTTCTTCGCCTTCAACGCCATTGAAGTATGATTCCTTGACGATGTGGAGTTTTTCTGCATACTCCTCGATGTCTGCATGTTCGATACCTTCTGCGAGAGTCTTAAACTTCTCGACTTCGGTATCAACAAGTCCTTCGCACATGTTGTTGAAAACAATTGCACGTTGGAATTCTAAAAGTTCTTCTGAAAGATCCATAGTCTTCTGAATCTCATCATTGAGTCGAGTAATGAGTTCGTCATTATCTTCTGCAAGTTCATCAACAAGATCAACCTTAGATTCAGGAACTGCGATGTAGTGATTCTCGAAGAGTTCATGAAGTCCATTCATAAAGGACTCTGATACTTCGGTACGAATACCTTGCTCGACAGTCAACTCGTTCTCGGCTAGCCAAGTCTGAACTGCATAATCGAGATACTCATCAATCTTGTTGGTAAGTTCCTCGGTTACTTCAGCAACTTCTTCGGTAAGAGCAACGTTATATGCTTCTTCGAGTTCAGCAACCTCAGCGGCAACCTTCTCGTTGATAGCAGCCTCGAAGATGGTGATTGCCTTTACCTTAAAATCTTCGGTAAGATCTTCACCATCAAAGAGAACGTCTAGATCTTCGGTTTTAGTATCCTTAATCTTTTCTACCTTTGGACTAGCCGCAGAGGGCTTAGCGTCGATAGACTTCTTGTTCTTCTTTGCGTTGTTAGGACCCTCATCGGTGTGAACCTCATCACCTTTTCCGGTGGCGTCCTTATTGTAAGTTTCTGAGTCAAGAACGGGCTTCTGTTCGTCGATCTGGTCGATCTTCTCAAGAATGGTTCTTGCTGTGTCTACGGGATTCTGGCTCATGTGAAGGGACTCCTTTTATTCTTTGCTAGCGCCATTATTTATACTTTTCCAAGTTTTGACATGAAGGAAGCGTATACTTCCATCAGTTTGTTTTCTCTATTGATTTTTGTGGTATACGCATCTTCTATCTCCTCTTGGAAAGATTGAATATCTCTCTCCTTGAGAAGACCGTTATCCCAGATCCATTCCTTACCTTCCATGATACCATTGACAAAGGCATCAGGAGCAGATGGATCTGCGACAATATCTACTGCCGAAAGCATGAAGTCTTTCTGGACTTCATTGATTCCGTTTCTTTCCTTGAGTGATCCCATACCTCTAGAGGATACGCCAAGTTTGGCACCCTCATCCATGAGGTTCTTTACGATCTTACCCATAGGAGTATCCATAATCTTTGCTTTACCTACAAGGTTGTCGTTGTCTTCTCTGAGTTCCTTGATGATGTGTGATACACGATCAAGGTTTACGGTTGGACCCTGTGGGTGATTGAGTTCACCGAACGCTCTGTTCTCGTCAACATAAGTTTTGATATAACGCTTTGCTTCTCCGAAAAGAATGTTTCTTTCGTAGATGCGGTTGTTTCGATTAGGCTTGTTGGCTTGCATGAAGACACCTTCAATGAAGTAGTTCTTCTTGCCGTCTTCTGTTGCTTCCGTGACAATACGGACATCATCAGTTGTAGTTTCGGTGATAAGTAACATGTACTATTCCTCTTCTTGTGGTTCTTTGATTTCCTCTGCATCATGACTAGGGTATTGACTCTTAATACCATTTGCCATTTTGGCATATAGAATATCTTTGATGTTTTGTTCTGCTTCAACGTAATTTTTATCTAGTAAATTATTTATAATATTAGACGGCTTCATCTGTATCCTCACTTTCGATATCATGATCGACTTCGATCTCTTCTGGTTCCGTTTCAGTTTTGGTGACTAAGTTCGATACGATATCAGGAGTAATTTTTCCTGTAACGTCCTGAACCTTCAACTTAAAAGTATCACCAAAGGTTTGCTGAAACTTCTCCATGTCATCGCCAATTATACTTTTCAATAGTTCTTCTGCTGGTTTCATACTTCATCCTCTGTAGGGGGAGGTGGTTCGGCCGCCATTTCTTTGGCGATTTCTTCCATCTCCTTTTCGCTTTGCTTTAAAATATTCTTTCGTACCCAACCATCTGAGTAAAATCTACCAATATAAGGCTCTACGCTCTGAAGCATTTCAAGGCGCTCTCTCATAATTTCTGTTTCTTTTAGTTCAGTAAAGTAGGAATCTTTCTGGTAATCAAAGTAAATGTCTTGGACAATCTTAGTCCAGTCTTCTTCCTTCATAATACCCTTAAGAAGGCATTGAGTTCTCAATAGTTGAATAAACAGTTCAGAGAAACGACCACGAAGACGATCAATAAACTTGAAGAAGTTCAATTCATCTCTACTGATCTCGGAAGATCGTCCCATGTTGAATCCATTTTCGGCATCCATTCGAGATGTAGGAACATGAAGGGCGCGATATACTTTCTTGAGGAAGTAATCAACGTCTTCCATTTCACCGAGGTTCTGTCCACCATCTAGGGTTTGAATCTCAGTTCCTCTACCACCTTCTCTTCGTGGTAGCCAATAATCTTCAAGCATGTTCATGTGCTTGCGATCATCTTTGATCTCACCAGTGCTGGCATCATAGACCAACTTGTTCTGGTAACGATTCATGATGTCCTTGAGATACTGTTCTGCCTTTTGCTTGGGTAGGTTACCCACATCAATATAGAAGATACGGCGTTCAGGCGCACGGGAGATACGATATACAACAGTGGCATCTTCTGTCTGTCGAAGCATGTTCAATGGACGAATTGCCTTCTGAAGATATCCAACAACTCGCTTGGTTCCTGAATCTATAATACCAGAGTGAACATAGCAGATTGAATCTGGAGCGATCTTTAGACCTGACTGTGCTGTCTGGAATGAAGACTGCTTGTCTAGGTTTGTATAAAGATAAAACTCTTGTACGTTCTTAACAACAGCAACTTGAGTTCCATTCACACTCTCTTGTGCTTTCTGAACGTTACGAACTTTCTTAATTTTTGCTGGATCAATAGCACGAAGTTCTAGAATTCCCTTGTTTTTATTTGATTCATCTAGAACAATATGGTAGTAGATCTTGCTATCGATGTACCATCTTCTAAAAATTTCATATGCTCTTTGATTAAATTTCAGTAGTCTGAGTATTCCCTCAAACTCATCCTTCATTTTATTCTTGATTGAAACTGGCATATCAACTTTATCTAAATCAATAGAGACTATTGTTCTGTCTTGACCGTGAACAATAGCCTCTGTTGTGATATCATCGATCGCAAGATCGACTTCGGGATATAGTGCCATACTTCTGTAACGGGCGATCAGATCATTTTCTGATTTGAAACCACCCTGAAAGTCAACGTACTGACCAAAAACTCCACCGCCATCTACGGTGAATGTTCCATCATATTCGTCTGGACCAACAAATGACGCTGCTTTTGAGTCAGCGCCATTGGTTGATTTTGCTGTTGGTTTTCCATTGCGTCCAATAGTAAACCCAAATAAATCAATTGCCATCTAGATTCTCCGTTCCATAATAAAAAAAATCAATTATCAATCTGCAAATTTCCAGTGATCGAAACCGATTGTAACACTAAACTCAGCAACTGCATCTGTGCTGTCATATGAAAAGTCAATAGTTCCAACCTCAGATGGCCAACAATCAACTAGTGTAATTGTTTTACCTGCGGTGGTATTTGCTGCGATAGATTGGGCTCCTGTCCCTGAGGCAGCAACACTGAGAGGTGCAACAGTCCACTGAGCATAAGACAAACCTCTTGTGGTGTCTTCAAGTCCCATAAAACCCTGAGACCACGCGATGAACTTTTCGTGAATTGCATTCGCATCATCACAAAGAACGCTAATAGTCCAGTCGGTGAAAGTTCTATCTCCTGCTCTTTTTACTTCTCTTCCCTTGAAAGGGATGGTAACAACACCAAGTGATGCAGAAGGCATCGCCGCGGCCTTGATCAAAAGAGCCTCATCTTCAGTTAATTCAAAACCAGCCGATGATGTGACTGTATAGAGGTTAGGTCTGATACCCTGACCAAATTTTCCTTTAAATTGTCCTAGTGACATTTTATAATCTCCTTTGTTCTAGTATGTATCAGGCTTCTGTGAAGAATGATCCAGAGTTATTTGCGACGAAGTTGAGTTTGACGAACTGAACTGACTTGGTTGGCTGTAGGAAGATGTCACATACGAACTCTCCTCTATCTACGACCGAGCCTGGGTTGTTTGATTCGTCGCAAACAATCCTATAATTCTCAAGACCTCTTCTGTTCTGAACATCGCGGAGAACTGGATCGATCTGGTTCACAAAACTACGTCTAGTGAACGCATCGTTCTGCTCGAAGAGAATGAAGTTTGCTGATGTAGCAAAGGACTTCTCTAGGATGTTGAAGAGTCTTCGCACCTGAATTCTGTCAAAGGCACTTGGTTTGGTCTGAAGTGTCTTATCTCCCCAGAGAACTGTACCAGAGCCAGGGAAGGCTACGACGTTGTTGATTCCAGCAGAGTAGATAAGATCTCTTGCTGCCTTGGATGGGTTGAATGCTAGTTTGTTGACATTTAGAATGTTTCCTCTAGCATAACCACCTGGCGAGAACCAAGCACCGAAGTCGGTTTCTGTTCTTGCGAGAAGTCCAGCAATGTCACCGTTTAGCGGAAGCCATCTGGTGATACCGTTGTAAGTATCGTTCTGCTGCTTCCAGTTACCATCCATTGCAGCGTATGAAGTATCTCTATTAAGTTCAGCGTTTCTGTATGATCTGACGGTGGACTCAGTAACTTCTGTTAGAGTTGCTTTGTTGGCGAGTGATGCAGAGTCTGCGAAACCATCACCAACTGGCTTCGAGATGACTGCGAGGCAATCCTTACGAGTAGCAGCAAGGTCAACGACCTTTTGGTTAAGAGCATTGTCTGCGTCTCCTGCGATGAGGATACTCACATCAGCAACATCAGGATCGGCAAAGTAAGTGTCCCATGCGGTTTGCTTATTAGAAGAAGTAACCGCAGAACCATATGCACCGTTCTGAAGTGTGTAGGTGTATGGACCAACATTACCCTTGCGTGCGTCTGTGGTTGCCTCGTGTGCGTCAAGAGGAACTCTAGCGAAGTTGGTCTTGCCGGCAGTAAGACCTCCGTTTGCATCCAAGTCAGCAGATCCAACTGTAACATCAACACCAAGAGTAAATCCTTGTGCGCCTATGTTACCAGTATTTCCACCAGACGATCCAAATACACTCTCAAACTCTCCTACAGCAGCATCGATCTTGATGAACTCTGAGTTCGCAAGTTGATATTTATAGTAAAGTGCAGTTCCATTGTCATCAACTGCATTAATAATCTGACTCATTCCTTCAAAGATTTCTAACACAGAACCACTGGGACCATAAGTTCCCTTTCGATCGACGACTGCGAGTGAAAGTTCATCAGCAGTAGCACCGAAACGAGCAGCGTATGCAGAAGTTTGTGGTCTAAACGAGAAGGCATCTGTGAGTGTTCCTGATGCATATGTCATACCAGCAGTTACGACTTGAATTTCAATAGCGCCGTTGACCTGTGCGCCTTCATCCTTTGATCTGAAGGTGAAGAAAGTTTGACCAGATGTTGGGAAATCCGCAGACAAACCAGCAGAACCAGAAGTTGCTCCGCTACCTGCGACGTTTACGATTGTTAGATTGTTTCCGTACTGTAGGAAGTTATAACAGGTCCACCAATCGGAGCCATAACGCTCGACGCTTGGAGTACCAAATGTTTCCTGTAGTTCCTTGACACTACTGATTAGGGTTCGTTCATTGACCGGTCCCTTGTCGAAACGACCGACAAAGGCAGCGGGTGTAGTAGCGACAAGTGATACGATACCAGAGAAGTCTGTCTCGGTAACGCTTACACTGGGACTTAAAGTAAATGCCATTTTCTATTCTCCTTAGATACGCTGCGTATTCCCTTTATTTATACTTTTGGGTATTTAGAAGAACCCCCCTTTGGTATCTTCTTTATCGGAATACCACCTATCTTTTCCATCCCATACACCATTTTCTTCACTTCCATTATCAATAAATCCAAATGGAGACATATCATCTTCTAATTGATCAATCTCGTCTTGATATATATCTGTTCTAACATCAACATCTGTGAGGTTCTTAAAGTAGTCTTGTCGTGTTAACCATCCAAATAGGACTAAGCACATTACTAAGTCATCATGGTGTCCATCATCTGCCTCGTATGACTGCTTCTTTGCCACAAATGTGGTGAGTTCTCCCACGATTTCTTGGTCTTCTACTAGTAGTTTGTCCTCTTCAATAAGACTCTTCAAGACAGAACAGCCCAGTTTCTTGACAACTTGTGATGTTCGAACACCAAACTGAACATTCCCTTTACCAAAGCCACCACTAATGGTCTGTCCCTTTCTGCCTTGGTGAGAACACATCAACACGTTTTCATACTCAAGATCCGAATACAAAACGTCTGCTACCTGACCACCGATATCGTTAATCTCAACCAGGCAGAATGCGTTGTTATACTGCTCTGCTAGTCTCTTAACAACGGTTGGGTAAACCATAGGTGAAATAAGGTTGTTTCTAAAGCGTGCTACAACTTTATATGGGGGATTTGTTATGTCAATCACACAGAACGCACTGTAGTCCTTTCCTTGACCTCTGGAGGTATCCACAGTGACCACATAGGTATGTCCCTCAACAGGATCATCATAAACACAAAGTCCATCTGCGTTCTTAATCTTAGGCTTCACCCAAGCAAGGGAGTGAATCTTATGTGAGGATATCAACGTATTACTAGAGCCGATGAAGTCACATTCAAACTCTGACTGGAACTGCTGCTCGCTAGTATTGGCAATCGTTTCGTTCATCCATACCTCATCACGAAGAGGACCGCCTGGATACTTCGGAACCTGAGACCAATGAACCTCGATCGGAATATATTCATTCTTACCAGACTCACCCACTTCTTTAATGGCGTGCTTCCAATAATGGTAGAACATGTTCAATCCGTTTGGAGTTGATACCATAAGCACCTTTGTGTTCTGTCCAGATGTCACGGTAGGATATACAGAACTAAAGAACTCTTCGGCAATATTATTCGGAACGTGAGCAAATTCGTCAAGGAAGATCATGTTAAACGAACCACCACGAATGGCAGATGATGATGTCGCAGAAGCAAGAACCTTAGATCCATTCTCTAGGATAATAGATCCCTTGTTCCATTCTACAATTCCCTGCTGTAACCATAGGGGTAGATACTCGTACGCTAGTTTAAGGCGAGATAGAATTTCTCTAGAGGTAGCCTGCTTGTTAGCGAGAATACCAACAGTCATTGACTGGTTGAATAGAATGTAATGGAGAATGTAAGATACGATCGTGGTCGATTTACCGCTCTGTCGTGGTAGTTTGGCAATAACAAAACGATTGTTATGAACCTTCTCTACAATATCCTCTTGATAATCATAGAGTTCAAATGGAATCAAACCTTCATCCAGAGAGACAACCTTAACATACTCTTTGATAAAGTAGTTCGGATCTTGGGCGCACTTCATGTACTCTTTAATTTGTTCTTTGGTAAAGTTCTGCTCACGCCCCGACTCTTTCAAGTTAGGGTTTCCTAGATAACCACTTTTTTTATCCGTCATCCTTTGGTTCGTCCACTATTTCATTAACAACCTTCTTGGTACTTCTATTGGCATTAATCAGGTTTTGTAACTCTGATGTTGATCCAATAAAGATTGAGTTGTTAGTTGTTTCATTATTTTCAACTTTGGTGACTTCGACATCCTTGACCTTCTTGTGAATGTCAATGAGATCTTTGTTTACATCGGCAACAGTCTTTATGAGTTGAGCAACAACTTCGTAGGCTCGGGGATGCTCACCCTCTTCTGCTACGTTCATAATTCCCTGAATGGCGTCTTTACCGTTGTCGATAAGATCCATTAGGTTCTTTCGTGTAGCAAGATAGTCTTTCTTGAGATCAGGATCTTGAATATCCTTGTGGTTTACTGTGATCTCAGTTGGTTTCTTTTTGACTATCTCTTTCTTTTCTTTTTCTTCAAAGTCCACGCCTAAGGCCTTTGCTAGATTTTTATTAGGATCCATAATAATTCCTATCC